GCTCTGCGACCGCTGCCGACCGGATATCCTGGACGTAATCCGAAACACGTCATCATCAGACCCCGGCCAAAAGGCATTCGCCATTTTCATGACCGGCTCCAATTCTTTCTTCATGACGCGCCGGGCAATGCCTTTGGACGTGCCAGCAGGCAACTCAGAGAGGGCCTTTTCCAACTCGCGGAAACCCTCCATTTTCAGATTGGCGGTCATTTGACCACCGGGCCATCAACTACGATGAAAACCATGCGCGCGGCCTTCGCCTCATGTGACCGGGCGTCAACCTCAGTGATGTTCCAAACGGTCCCATCGCGCACATCGCGCATCCGGTGGTCTGTGGTGACCGCCCGAGTTGCCGCACTCGCGCGAACCTTGATTTTATAGGCAAACCTGCCAGCTTGGCGGGCCGCCTGCACACTTTCATCACCCTTGCCGTAAATCCACTGCGCCGCGACCGGATCGCCCGGCGTGAAGGTCTCGGATGTGCCGCCGAATGCGTCTGTCGTGCCGCTGGGCGCATCAAACGCCACGCGCTCGGTGAGGCGACCGGCGGTCACGCCACTACCCCCGACCGATACCGGCTCACGATGCTATCCCATGCCAGCGGAACCTCTGCCATATTTGCCGCCACTGCCTCGCGGTGCTCATATAGGTGCCCTACCATAAGCAAAATCGCAGCGCGCAACGGCGCAGGTGTGCCAGCGCCAGCAGTAAACTCGACACGCACCGCACCCGGCGTATCAAGCGGCACCGGCCACGCGACTACCGGCGTCAGAATGCCGACACCGCCCTGAATGCTGACACGGTAATTTTCCGCGGCAATCGTTTGCTCTACGCCGTCCGCGTCCAGATACCGCACCGCGTCGATAGTGACGACTGGCCGAAGCGGCACGCGGATGCGGCCATCGCTGCGAGGAAATTCGTCAAGCGTCAGCAACCATGTTTGAGCCTCAAGAGCATAGCCGATCCCGTCAGGCCCGTCGATCATGCCCGCAGCCGACTTGATCAGCGCAGCGATCAGCGCATCGTCGTCGTAATGATCTACCCGCAAATGCAATTTTGCGCACATTACAGTTACCGGGTCATCTGGCGGTGTAACAAGGCTCAGGCGATCCCACATATCAGTCCCGCTTTTCCGTGACGCGCTTCTTCGCCGTGTTTTCGCGCGCGGGCTTTGCCCCGGCGGCAACGGCCTTTCCGGCTTCTATCAGTCGCATGGCCTCGCCATCTGGCACGTCCACGATCTCGCCCACACCATAGGCGCGGGTCGCATCGGCCCGAGATATTAAAAGCTTGACTTTCATGGCGTTCTCCTTTGGCTCAGAAAGTGGGCGGCGCAAACCGCCCACCAATCAAAGCCAACCACTTACGCGGCAGCCATGACCATCGCCTTGACGGCGGCGGTATTGAGCAATTCACCATCGAACCGCTTGAAGCCGACCATGCCAACTTGGAAATTCTCGGCATACCGCTCTCGAAGGGTCAGAACCTGGAAGCCCAGAACCTTGCGAACAACGTAGCGCGAGAAGTCACCAAAGATGATCGGACGGGCCGAAGCCGCCGGGTTCGCCATCGCCTGGTTGATCGAGTAGGGGTGCCCGAGCAGCGTGTTCGGCTCGCCAGTGCGAACGTCGCCCATCTGCCAGAGATAGTTTCCCTGCCCGTCTTTCAGCTTCCTGATCGCGGCCATCGTGGTGTCGTTCATCATCCAGCGCACGCGGGGTGAGGAACGATAGGCCGGATCTACCGAGTGTAGAAGGTCGATGATCTCATCCGCATCAAGCGCCGTGGCAGAAGTCGCCACCTTGCCAGACGCCGCCACCGGGACAATGCCCTGCGGCTTGCTGGACCCGTCGCCCGTGGTCAGCACCTCGTTGGCCAGACGGCCAAGACGCTCGCCGAACAGGTCATTCATCAGCGCCTCGATGTCAAACGCCGAATCTTGCAACAGTTCGATGGGCACGCGCACCATGCCGGTATCGTAGACATAGGCGTTCAGCTTCTTCTCGCCGAAAGCCACGTCGTCCGTGCCGTCGTCATCGACTGCCGCATTCTCCGCCTTGATGCGACCCGTTTTGGCCGTGTCATCGACGGTCGGCCAGTCGATCTCGCGCCCGTTCGACGTGTTCAGTTCGCGCACGATCTCCGCGTCCCACATCGGCCCCCACATCTTCATCGAGCGGTCGATTTCGCCCGAGAAGTCCTGCGGAACGGTGTAACCGCCTGCCGAATCGGTGCCGACCGACTGCGCCCGCATTTCCGGGGTCAGATCGGCGCGACCCTCCATCAGGACGGCACGCTCCTCACTGTCCAGATTCGCAGCGCCAAAGCGGATCGCCTTACCGAACACTTCCTTGTATTCCGGCGTCTTGCGATGATCTTCGACGCGAGCCTCGGCATCCTCTCCGCGCGGGCGGCGGGGGTCGCCTTCATTGGCGCGCTTTTCGGCATCTTCAAGCTTGGAAAGCCGCTCGATTTTCTGGCCGATCTGGTCATGTTCCGCCATCATCGCGTCAAATTCGCGTTCAATCTCACCGGCCCTATCTTCGGGCGTGTCGTCGGTGATCTCATCGAGTTTCGCGCGTGCATTGGTCGCAATCCGCGCCTGCTGCTCGCGCAGTTCCTTGATCGTGCTCATGATGTATCCTTTCGATTGAGCATCAAAAAAGGCCGCCAAAAGGCGACCACTCGATAGGCTTGGGCGCGGTGCCGTCAGCCGTTCTCCCGCTCTGCGAGGTCTCGCTTCATGCGCAAACGCAAACGCGCCGCGCTGAAATTCTGTTGCCGTGCCGCCTTGCGCATCGCGTCAAGGCTGCGCAGGCCGATGTCGGTTCCCTCATATGCCGGGGTCGTAACCACCGACACATCAAACAGGGACGCGCGCTTGATCGTGCGCAGCGGCACGTCGCCGCTGTCATCCCATTCCTGCACATCGGCCCGAAACGCAAAGCTCATCTTGTCCAGATCGCCGCGCTTCATTTTGCCGGTGATCGCCCGAACGTCCGGGTCATCAGCGTCCAGCACCGTCTCCATGAACAAACCGCGCTCATCCTCGGTCAGTGTCAGCGTGCCGGATCTTGTGCGCGCCAACGGCAGTCCGACATGGTTGACGAGAAACACCACGTCATCGCGACCGATAGCATCTCGAAATGCGCCCGGTTCGATAACCTCCTCAAACAGACCGTCTATATCGGCCCGCTCATTGAATACCGCAGCATGACCGGAAACCCGGATGCCGCCATCATCATCGGCCCGGATTTCCGCCGGAATGCCGCCCCGGATTTCACGCTCCGTCATTGTCGTCTCCTGATCCTGTCGGTTGCTGACCAAGAGGCACCGTTGCCCCCTGCACCAGCAGGCCATCCCCGCCCGCGTCGTCTGGCAGGTTTTCACGACGCCGCGCCTCGTTTGGCGTCAAGATTGCGTTCTGGATGCCCTGCGCATAGCCATCCATGCGGGTTTTGAAGTCACCGCGCAGCAACCCGTCTACGTTCATCTCGACGAATTGGCTGTTGCTGTTACGACCAAACAGCTTGAGGTTCATTTCCTGCTCAAACTGCTCAATCCACCGCTTGATAGTGTGCTTGGTGAAATGAAGGTCTTGCTGCTCGGTGTTGCTGAATGTCCCGTGCGTGAGGTCTTGCAGGAAAGTGGGCGGGATCGAATAGATGCGCGCGATCTGCTCGATCATAAATCGCTGCGTCTCGACCAGTTGCGATTTCTCAGGGTCGGCCCCGATTGACTTTAACTCGTGACCGGCTGGCACCGCCAAGGCAAGCCGGTTTTCCTTGGCCGCCTTGCGAACAGCCTGGTCCAGTTCTTCGCTTGCCCGCTGAACACCGCCGGGCGTCTGAAACGGCCCCTGAATTACGAAGGGCGGAACGCCGCCATTCATAAAAAACCTTGCCCCGTGTTTTGTCACCGCTTGCGCTAACCCGATCACGTCCTTGTTGCTCAGGATAGGCGACCGATGCGATAGCATGTCAGATTTGAGCATAAACGGAACGTCGATGACCTCAGACGCTTCATACGTTATCTTGCGCTCACCGTCCCGGTAGTCATAGAGCCTGCGCCCATCTACTCGGCGGACTGTCAGCTTTTCAGGTTCAAGAGGCCAAATATTGATCGGGCGTCCCGTGGCGGTGCGCTCGATGAAGCTGACCCCACGCCCCTGCGTAAACACCTGATCAAAGAAATACTTGCGCCATTCAAACGATGACATTTCATCGTTCACGGCGTCGTGCAGCAGCGTTGCGATGCCTCCAGAAATCTCCTTCCTCCCGCTTCCTGTGCGGCGATAAACCTTACATGGAAGGCCCGCCAGCGTGCCAGACAGGAAGTTAACCGCAGCCCAGATTGCAGGAACGCCCAGAGCCGTGTCAATCGACACCCGCTCACCCGAATCCGAGTGCCCATCCAGACCAAGAAACGAAATGATATTCGGGGCCGAGATAGGAACACTTGGGCTTTCGATGCTCGCGCGCAGTTCCTTGACCTCTGCCGCCAGTTGCCTTTTGCTGGGGCCGAAAAATGCCATCTAGTTCGCCTCCAGCGTAAATTCAGGATCATCCCAAGGGGATAACGCCACCGCCTCTTTATTCTGCACAAACCACCCAATCGCCATGATCAGCGCAATCGCGCCGTCGATCTTGTTGCCCGGCAGTTCTTTGCGCGGATACACGTTGTCCTTGGCGTCAAAATGGCCAACCACGTTGCCAATCATCCAGTTAAGCACCGCGTTGCCCGGATGATGAATGCGCCCCTCGCGCATCAGCGCGTCAAGCGTCTTGGTGGCCTCGCTCATGTTCTGCACCGTCTGGCGAAACTCAGATGCAGGGTATCCGTCGCGCTGCAAATTCGTTATCAGGTAGTTGGCCTGCCACGGGTCCACAACAACCGCCGATATACTGCGACCCGGAACCTCAAGCCTGATTTCATCCTCGATCACGGCGAAGTCGATAGTCTCACCCGCAGTCGCCTCAATATCTCCCTGCATTTCCCAGCCGCGATACATCGGGTGCCGGTCCTCCTCGATAGCGGCGCGCGGCAAGTAGAATTTCGGGAAGGCGTAGTAGTGATCCTTCCCGTTAATGTTGCGGCGATACACATTCAGCTTTGCCGCAACGTCAATCTTACTGGCAAGGTCAAGCGCCACGACGCTTTCATCCTGCGCAAAGTCCAATTCATCGAGTGCCTTGTCTTCGCACTTGCGCCAATGCTCAGTGTCAAAAAGCGCCTCGTTAGCGTCCACCCAAACGTTGAGGTGCTTGGTGAAGTAATTGGCCCTAGCCGTTGCAACCTGCTGCGCCTTAGCCGCCGTTTGCAGCACCACGTTCGGGTCCACCGAGACGCCCCAATTTGGGTTTGCCTTGCGCAGCGTGGCCTCATCAAACGGATCGTCGGCATCGTCCACCGTGTAGATGATCCCGAATGTGGCCTGCGCCGAAGCGTCCTTGGCCGTCCCGCTCAGAACTTTGGTGACGTAATCCCGAACCTCGTAGCATATCCCGTGCTTGTTCGCCCCCGCCGTCGTAATCATCCAAAGCAAAGACTGTGGCCGCTTGCCGATGCCCGTTTCCAGCACGTCATAAACGTCGCGCTGTTTGTGTGCGTGCAATTCATCCACAATCGCCAGATGGATATTCAAACCGTCAAGCGTGTGGCCGTCCGCCGAAAGCGCCTTGAAGCTGGACGCGCTCTTTAGCTGCGTCACCGCCTGCGCCGTGACCTCAACCCCAAACCGCTTGCGAAACTGCGGCATTTTCCGGGCCATCGCTTGCGCATCCCGAAACACGATCCGCGCTTGGTCTCTGGTGGTCGCGGCACTATAGACCTCGGCCCCGGCCTCACCGTCAAGCGCCATCATGTAAAGCCCGACCGGGCTGGACAAACAAGATTTTCCGTTGCCCCTCGGCACCTCAATATAGCTACGCCGAAACCGCCTGTTTCCATCTTTATCGACCCAGCCGAAAACCGTCGTGAGCGCAAAAACCTGCCAATCCTCAAGCCGGATCGTCTCACCCTTGCTGGCAAGTGGCCCCTTGATGTGGCCACACAACTCTATGAACGCGCATATCCGCGAGGCTTTTTCCTCATCGAACTGATAGCCCGGAGGCGGTGATGCCAGATCATCAACCTGCCGTTGGCACGCCTGTTGAACATAGCGGCACGCCGGAACCTCACCGCTCAGAACCCCCTCGCAATAGCGGCGGGCACGCGCAACATAATTCACTGAACCCCGCCAAACGCCGCAAACGGATCGTCAGCATCGTCGTCCTTCGGCTGGTAAACCTTGGTCCGCGTCGTCGGGTTCCCTCCGAAAGCAGAGCACTGCAAGCGAAACTCCTTGAACTCATTCACGCCAGCGTCACCCCGCTCAATAACCTCCCACAACATGCAGATAACACCAAGCGCCTTGCGATCAGAGTATCCAACCCATGGCCACTCCTTCACAAACTCACGCCATGCCTTCTTTCCGCCAGCCGTAAGATAAGCAGGCGGATCACCGACCGGCCTTTGCTCCGGCTCCGAGCGATCCCGGAACCGCTGCGGGTTCTTAGCAGCCGCGCCAGTCAGCTTGGCCTTTGCTGTAGGGATACGTGGTCGCGCCATGTCAAGCCTATTAAATTTCGGAATTGTGGACGTGTAAAGAAGACTCCGCTATCCGTTCCTTCGTGAAA